AGAAGGCTCCCGCTCCCGCGATGGGTCCAGCCTTCGGCGCATGGGTCGAACGCGACATCGTGTGGGCCGAGTTGCCTGGTAGCGCGATCCTTCAGTTTGACCTGTCGCAGCTTACGCTTGCTGACTATCGCCAGATGCGTTATCACCCGCAGATCAATGTCTCCTTGACCGCTCTTGCCTTCATGATCCATCAGGTGGATTGGCACATTGAGTGCGAGGACAAGAAGATTCAGGACATGGTTGAGGGCAACATGCGGGAGATGTGGACCCGCCTGATCCGGGCCATGAGTCAGTCTTATTGGGCTGGCTATTCGCCTACAGCCATCGAGTACGAGAACAATCCACAGACCAAGTATGTGGAAATCACGAAGTTCAAGGACTTGATCCCCGAGGACTGCTTCGTGCACTGGAAGGAAGTGCCAGGTTCGGCAGTTCCTCCGAAGGGTGGGAAGCCTCCCAAGTTCAAGGTGTTCGATGGCATCGACCAGGTGGGAATGCCGACGATCCCCCCGGCGAACTCGTTGTGGTACCCGCTACTCATGGAGAACGGGAACTACTATGGCCGGAAGCTCCTGAAGGCTGCCTTCGCCCCCTGGTACTTCAGCATCCTGATCCACCTGTTCGCGAACCGCTACTACGAGCGGTTCGGGGAGCCGACCCCTATTGGGCGTTATCCGTCCAATGAGGACGTGGAGCAGGGCGACGGCACCACCAAGTCTGCCAAGCAGGTCATGGAGACTATTCTCATGAGCCTGCGCAACCGTTCGGTGGTCACCCTCCCCAGCGACAAGACGCAGGTGGGCATGGGCCAGTCAGCGCGGTACGACTACGACTGGCAGTTGGAGTATCTGGAATCCCAAATGCGTGGCGCAGACTTCGAACGGTACATGGCTCGTCTGGACGAGGAAATCAGCCTCGCCTTGTTCACGCCGATGCTGCTCATGCGCTCTGGCGACGTGGGGTCGCACAACCTTGGCGTGCAGCACGCCCAGACTTGGTTGTGGTTCCTCAACGCCTTGGTGGGCGACATGAAGGAGTACATCGACCGTTACATCTGTGAACGGTTGAAGGCAATCAACTTCACCCCCAACGCCCCCCGTTGTCAGTGGGTTGTTCGCAAGATGGGCAAGGAGAACGTCGAGACACTTCGCACCATCATTGCCGCTCTGCTCAGTGGTGATGGCACGCAGGCTGTCAAGCTTGACCTGGTTGAGCTTGGCCAGATGATGGGTTTGAAGCTGGAAGAAGTTGATCAACTGGCGATCCCTGATGGCAAGGGTGGGCCTGGTGACAACCCCACGGACGACCGTGGGCGCGAGAAGCGTGATCGGTCCAGCGATGGCCCCAAGGGGGTGGGTGAACCTCGTGCCACTGGACGGGAAATCAGCAACCGCATCCGTGGGCAGGTCGAGAAGGCGTGGCGCGAGCGGACTTTTGGCAAGGAATTCAAGCCAACGCTTGGCTACCGTCGCAAGTTTGAAATGGCCTTGCAGGCGGAAGGGGTTGCTGCGGATCGGGCCGTGTCGATGGCCAATGAGTTCTACCACCGTGTCGAGTCCTGGCTGCAAACGGCCGTCAGCCTGGGCATGAGCGAGTTCGATGGTCCGTCTGACTTCTGTTCGATGTTGGAACGGAAGATCGACTCTGAAATCGAGGCGTTGCGTGCATGAGGTTCGCTGCTTCTGCCATCGCAAGCCGCTTCTGGCCGTCTGCGGCGTAGACACTGACACTGGTCAGGCGTTCATCCACGTCAAGTCGTGGAAGGGCGGGCGACTCTATACGGAAATGGTAGTTACTGCCGGTACAGCGAGTATTCGCTGCCGCGAGTGTCTGCGCTGGCACAAGCTAAAGATCACCCAGGCCAAGGTGGACGTGCAGCAAGAGAAGTTGCCTGCCTCCATTGGCGTTTGATAGGAAACTTCTAGGGCCAATGCTTGCGGTGATCACCGTTCGGCGTGGTAGCGTTCTGGTCGATGGACAAGAATAGTCCTGCCTTGATGTGCTTCAACGCTGGTACGCTCACGCGTCCTGCACCAAGTTCCATCAAGACCCAGCACTATGCTTCATCCGTCAACGTCCGTAGCACGGAAAAGGGATCGAAGATTCTGGAGGGTATCCGAATCTTCAAGCAGGGCACCTTTGCGGACAGCATGGGGATCGAGCACACGTGGACGGATCACCACCTTTCGTTGATGTCGTTGCATTTCCGTCTGCTCCGCGACGGTGGTTTCTTCCCGAATGTACCCATCCGGGTGGACCATTCCTGGTCAGCCAAGGACGTGGTGGGTTACTTCGTGGACGTGTACCCCGCTACGGACGATCCTGCCTTCCTTGCTGCGGACATCGAACTTACCGAACCAGACGCGTTTGAGAAGTGGGAACGCGGGACTTATCGCTCACGCTCGCTTGAAGTGGGAATGTACGAGACAAATGAAGGCGTGGCTTACTGGCCCGTCATCATGGGAATGGCTTTCGTGGATATTCCTGCGGTAGAAGGCTTGCACGCGCGTAACGCCTCGCAGTACGGTTTCTCCCAGCGCGTCGAGGACAAGGAGAACCCCGGCCAAATGCACTTCCCAGACCGAAATGTCGATATGGCGGCTTGGACCGCAGCGGTGAACGCCGATCCTGACGGCTTCCAGCGCGCTTGCACCTACGCTGAGTGGGAGATTGCCGCCAACTACGCCAAGGCGTGCGATGACTGGACTCGTGCCGCCATCTACGCCCAGGCGCTTGCCGACGAGGAAACCGCTCGTCACGCTCGCCAGCAGGCTGGCCAGCCCGCCACCTTCCGGGTGAACGGTTCCGAGACTGCGGATCACGCGAGTGTTCAGCGCCACATCGACACACTGGAGACTTTCCGCACGGAAACGATCCAGGGTGGCCGCGCCGAGTACGTGCGCAGTCTGACCAGTGACCACAAGATCGCAGCGCCGATGGAGGCTTCGCTTCTGGCGCTCGTCGCCACGATGGACGAAGCACAGTTCGCCGCCTTCAAGGCGGGCTACGATGCCGCTCCGTCTGCCACGCTGTTCGGTCAGCATGGCGTTCAGCCCGGCGACACGACCAACCCGCAGGGTGGCACGAATCCGGGTGAGCCGGGTTCGGGTTCGGGTGTGACCGAGAAGGATGACCTCACGGAAATCATCCGCAACCACCAGCGCAGCGGCAAGTCGCCTGAGTTCATCAAGGGCACGCAGTCGTTCAAGCGCCTGACCGCCATCGACGCGGCCGCGGCAGCGGCCCTGGTTCCGTAGGCAAGGAGAAACAATGCCTGGCTTCATCAAGGACAACACGGCTCGTCAGCCGTTCGGCAAGAACGAGTACCGCCGCAGCACGCGGGACTTGAAGTACGAGTCCTACACCTGCGCTCGGGCCTCGGTTCCGACCGAAACCATCGACGGCGAGGCTGGCCTGCGCGTGCTTCAGTCCGGCGAAGTGATCGCCAAGATCACTTCTGGCGGCGACAGCGGCAAGGTCGGCCCCTTCCAGGCCGGTGTCGCGGATGGTCGTCAGACCACCGGCAACATCGTGGGTGTCAATGACACCTTCCTCCCCTGGCAGTTCAACGAGGCCATCGACCGCGAGATTGCCGTCTGCTACGAAGGCGCTCTCGTCCAGGCGTGGTGCTTCGAACGTGACGCCGCAGGGGCACGCATCGCGCTGACCAACACGACCCGCGACGCCATGGTGGCCCTCGCCACCCTGGCCCTGATGTTCAAGTAGGAGAGCCACATGCCCCCGTTCCCCTCGCAGGATCGACTCATCCGCAAGGAAGTCGCTCTCGGCACCGTTCGTGAGTTGGAGCCGCCCCAGGCCCACATCGGCCTGCGGCTTCTGGCTCCCTTCATGGACGTGCCCACCGACGACGTGATCTTCGACTACGCCAAGCCCGAGGTCAGCGGCCTCGCCCCGGCGCGTGCCGAAGATGCCGAGTCGGAACTGGCCCAGAAGGACACCCTGTACGGGGGCCAGGGCCGGGCGACCATCCTCGATTGGGCGCTCAAGGACCACTACACGGCCAGCGATGTCATGCGCTACCGTGAAACCCTGCTTCTTCAGGCACGGGCCGGTGGCCTTCAGGGCGTGAACGTGCCCCTCACGGTCGATGGGCCGGTGGAGGAGTTCCGTGCCAAGCTTGCTCGGCACGATGCTCTGCGCCGCCGCAAGCTCGACAACCGGATGGAGTGGCTGATCATGACCTCGCTGGAGACAAGTCAGATCGTCTACAACGATGGCAAGATCAAGTTCACGGTTCCGTGGGGTCGCCCTGGTGGCCAGACGGATCAGGCTCCCACTGGTGGCCTGTGGTCCTCGTCCACTTCCGATCCCATCGGGGCCATCCAGGCTGTGCAGACCTTCATGTATGACACCTACGGTGTCCGCATGACGCGTGCAATCACCAGCCGCAAGGTTCTTCAGAACATCATGAACTCCGACCGCTTCGCGGCCCGCACCGGGCTTGC